GTAGATTTATTTAATCATGGTGTTCATAACCATGTATGGTTCGGCGAGGACTACGCTTTTTCTAGGAATTGGCTCGCTACAGGAAATCCAATATGGCTTATACCTGATATAAATATTAATCATCATACTGATACTGAAGAATTTAAAGGTAATTATCATCAGTATTTGTTAGAACAGCCAGGCGGAAGCGAATCAGACAATCCAGAGCCACCAAAGGAGATAAAATGATATTTATGACACACCCAAAGCATGGATTTACTCACGCATATTCACCTGTTGATATTCAGACTCATATTGATAATGGTTGGATTCCAGCAGGAGATCATAAAGAAGATTTAAAAAAAGAGGTTTCTACTCTTGACTTAAAGCAGCAATATTTTGAGATGTTCCATAAGAAGCCACATTGGAACCTAAATAGGCACAATCTACAAAAAGCATTAGACAGAGGGGTATAAAGATGGTAGCCAAAATACAAGCGACTAAGATGGACTTAGATTTCAAAGATGGCGAAGTCGATGGAATTGATTGGAAGAAAAAGTTTGAAGATGAAATGGAAAAACAGCGGAATAAAGATAAAGACCCAGCAAAGAAAAAGAAACCAAAAAAAGGAATGTTTGCCAAATCCAAGAATATGAGCGCAGGGGCTAAGGTTAAGAACGAATTCTCTACCGATAAATGGACTTCCAAAAAAGGCGGCGGTGGAAATGGATACGCTATACAAGGTGGAACAGGGTCTACATATAAAGGTAGGGATATGAACGGCGGCGGCGGAAAAAGTAACTAATGGCTACCACTGCAAATACGATGATCTCACGGGCTTTGCGCCTGATCGGAGTACTAGGACAAGGGCGTAGGACTTTAGACGCAACAGAGGCTTCTGACGGGCTTGCTGCGTTGAATAGTATGCTTGACTCATGGTCAATTGATAGAAGCATGATTTATCAGTTACTCACAGAGACGCATACCTTGACCGCAGGTACGGCAGATTATTCAATTGGTACTGGGGGAACAATTAACACCACCAGACCAGTTCGTATAGTTTCAGCCTTTATGCGAGATACTGCTAACTATGACTATTCTGTTGAGATAATTAACAAAACAGCATACGATGCATACCCTTTAAAGACAACTCGATCACGACCTAGTTTTTTATACTATGATGAAATATACCCATTAGCTTTTATACGGCTGGTTTATACCCCATCTGATTCTAGCGAGGTATTGCATTTCACTTCATGGAAACAATTACAGCAGTTCGCTAATCTAACTACTGCGTTAGCTCTGCCTCCTGGTTATCAGAGAGCAATAGAGTTTAATTTAGCTGTTGAGCTACAAGCAGAATATCCAGGTTCTTTAATAGCTCCTAAAACTGCCGAGATTGCTCAAAAAGCATTAGCTAACATTATTCAGATAAACCAAGATGCGCCAGTACTTGACGTATCTGAGGCTAATTCTTCTAGCATAGGAAGAACACAACGTAGTATATTTACAGGATAAAAGTCATGCCAAAAGTAAACGGTAAGCATTACCCGTACACAGATGCTGGTAAAAAAGCAGCTAAAGCAGCTAAAAACCCAAAAGGGTTTAAAGCCTCAATGGAAAAACAGAGATACAAGGGCAAAAAGTAAGTGAGGACGCAGTTCTTGGGAGTTGGAACATTCGCCAAGTCACCTAATGTGACGGCACAGACTCGTAAAAATATGTACCTTGAGTCTTATACAGAAGATGACAAGGTTAGGATAGCTGCGTTTCCTACACCTGGATTAGACTTATTCACAAACTTTGGTGAAGACCCAATCCGAGCTATATATGAAGTAGGAGATAAGTTATATGTTGTTCACAGAACTACTTTTTATGAAGTAAATAATGCAGGAACAGTAACGAACAAAGGAACTCTACTAACTAATGAAGGTAGATGTTCTATCATAGATAACGGTGTACAGATAATGGTAGTTGATGGTCAGTATGGTTATATCTATACGCTATCTACTTCCGTATTTGCACAAATAACAGATGCAGATTTCTCAGCATCTCCTAGAACTGTTACTTTTAACGGTGGTTATTTTATTATTACTGAGGACAGTTCAGGAAAGATATGGATTTCCTCTTTATATGATGGAACTGCTTGGAGTGCTTTAGAATTTGCTACTGCTGAATCCAATCCTGATAACTTGGTTAGAGTAGAAGAATACATTGGACATCTTATCTTATTTGGAGAAGATACCACTGAGTTTTGGGTTAATACAGGAGAGTTAGACTTTCCTTACTCAAGGCAGTACGGTACTAATATGGAGTATGGTTTAGCTGCCAGATGGTCTGTTACAAAGTTTGATAGCTCTATTATGTTCTTGGGCAGAAGTAGGCAGGGTGAAGTAAAGGTAGTAAAACTTACTGGAACTAATGCTGTTCCCGTATCTGATAGAAACCTTGAGAATATATTTAATTCAGGAGCTTCTACATTAAATGTGACCGCCTTTTCTTACATGATAGATGGTCATAGTATGTATCAGATTTCCTTCCCTGTTATTAACAGAACTTTTGTTTATGATGGAATAACAGAAGTATGGCATGAGATGACCTCTGACTACAGCCGCCATAGAGGCGAGATGGGTGAGCAGTTTATCAACAAGCAGATAGTGTCTGATTATGCTAACGGCAAGATTTACAAGTTCAACAAAGAAACTTATACCGACAATGGCTCTGTAATAATTAGAGAATTAACTGGTAGGCATTTTGAAGAGAACTTGGATTACTTTACCGTTCAGCAATTTATATTAGACTGTGAGACGGGAATAGGATTATCAACAGGCCAAGGATCTGACCCTCAGATTATGATGCAGTATTCTGTAGATAATGGACATACATGGTCAGAAGAGTTATTACGCTCATTGGGCAAACTTGGTGAATATACAGATAGAGTTGAGTGGTGGAGACTAGGTCGAGGCAAAGACTTCCTGTTCAGAGTTAGATGTTCTGATCCTGTTAAATGGGTCGTTACGGGAGCGGGTTTAAAGATTGCTAGAAAACGTAGAGTTGCGGGGTACTAAGATGATAAATTACAAAGACAGTAGACCTCGCGTTTCTGACGCAACCCATCCTAACGAAAGCTCTAACATTACTATAGGCGCTGAATTTGATGCTGCTATGGATAGCCAGACGATGGAAGGCACAATTGAGCAAAGTTTAGCTGAATATCCTATTCTTAGAAGACTAAGAGACAACAATCAAGTAAAATTTAGTACCAAACCTACTCCAAGAGGAGAAAAAGACGGATTCTTAGAGTTCTATAATGGAGATGAAACTGGAACTGAAAAGCATCCAAGACCAGAAGAATTTGAGTTAGGAGTTTCGGGTATTCAATTAAGAGATCCAGAAACTAGACCAATAGATATATTAGGAGATTGGGTTAGTCACGAAGGAGTAAATACTGACCCAGAGCTTAAAGGTTATTACGACAGATTTAAAGAATCTATGACTCCGAGGCAGCACGAAGAGCTTAAAGATCAGTTTAAAACTAATCAAAAAGAATATGGAGAAAAGCGAGATTTTGATAAGTGGAAGGAAATATCTGGATTACCGGGTTACTTTCGTGGGTACGCTTTTGACCAATGGGAGAATTCAGAAGAGTGGTTTACTCCAGAGCAAATTGAAGACTTTGATAAAATGAAAGAATACCTGAAAAAATAATGCCAATTATTACACCACCACCATTACAAGAACCATTCGATAAAGAAGGAGGAGTCTCCAACCCTTGGAAGCAATGGTCTCAGTCAATCTATACAGTAGCCAATACTGTAGAACAAAGTGGAATAACGGCTAATAGACCATCACATAAATTTATTGGACAACAATTCTTTGATACTACATTAGGAAAGCCAGTGTTTTCTAATGGAACTGCTTGGATAACTATTAGCGGTTCAGGAGGAGGAGGAGGGAGCGGAGGCGAGTTAGATATGGGCGACAGGATTACAGGCACAAGTTTTTTTGACGGAGGCAACCGCGTATGAGTAAGCTAAAGATTCCTGCAATCACCACGGCTCAACGCGGATCACTTACCCTTGAAGAAAGGGAGCTAGTCTATGATACAGATAGAAATTCTGTATATTCTGGCGATGGTAGTACAGCGGGCGGAACTGAAATTAAAGGTGCGGGTACAGTATCTACTGTCTCAGTAACAACAGCTAATGGAGTTTCAGGTAGTGTTGCAAATGCTACAACCACTCCAGCAATAACTTTAACCCTGGGAGCAATAACACCTACTACGATAGTTGCTTCAGGCGATATTTCGTTGACTTCTAAATCTGTTAACGAAGCTGTCCATTCCGAAACTGCTCATGCTACTACCAGTGACATTTGGACAGGAGGTAATACCTGCTTACTTAGTGGCTCTGCTGTTACCTTTACTGATGTGGCTAATGCTCCAGCAGTAGGCGCAGTACGATATGTTGTAGCAAATGCAGCGCACATAATTACTGACAATTCTGCGTTAGAAGTAGATGGCAATGCCAACTACACTTGTGCTATAGGTGATCTATTAAGATTTGAAGCAAAAACTACCAGTGCTTTTCGAGTAAGTATTGTAGCGCATGGTGACGGCGCAGGTAGTGGCAACGCACAAACAAGCAATCCATTATCACAATTTGCTGCCACGACATCAGCACAGTTAGCTGGAGTAATATCAAATGAAACAGGATCAGGGTTATTAGTTTTTAATAGTAGCCCTACACTAACTACTCCTGCTTTAGGAACTCCATCCGCTTTAGTTGGAACAAATATATCGGGAACAGCAAGCTCATTTACTGCGAGTAATGTAACTACCAATGCTAATCTAACTGGGCATATTACCAGTACGGGAAATGCAGCAGTGCTGGGTAGTTTCACTTCAGCCCAACTTAAAACCGCATTAACTAACGAAACAGGTAGTGGCGCAGCTTGCTTTGCAGAAAGTCCAACCTTGGTAACTCCGGCTCTTGGTACTCCGGCAAGTGGAGCGTTAACCAACTGTTCATTCCCTACATTAAATCAAAGCACTACTGGTAATGCAGCAACCGTTACTACTAATGCAAACTTGACAGGTCATATAACCAGTAGCGGAAATGCAGCGGTATTAGGCTCTTTTTCTTCTGCTCAACTAAAAGCTGCATTAAGTGACGAGACAGGATCAGGGGCAGCAGTATTCGCTACATCACCCACATTAGTAACTCCAGCTCTCGGTACACCAGCTTCAGGCGTGGCAACTAATCTGTCAGGAACGGCTGCTTCGTTAACAGCGGGCAATGTAACCACTAACGCGAATCTGACGGGTCATATAACCAGTTCTGGTAACGCTGCTGTATTAGGATCATTTAGTTCGGCTCAATTAAAAACTGCTTTGACAGACGAAACTGGTTCAGGAACGGCAGTATTTGCTACCGCGCCAACGATAGTCGGACTCACCGCAACTGGTGACATTACTATGA